CCGGCGCTGCATGGCAAGGGTTTATGGATTTCCTTTCTCAGACAATTTGCCTTTCCACCTCTATCCCGCCGTCTGTTATTATTCCAATTAAAGCAGGAGGAACTGATATACGTCGTGATCTTGAGACTGCGCAAAGAGCGATTGATCCTTGGCAAATGGATATTGCCGCTGAGATGGACGAATTACTTAATTATCTAATGCAAGAGGAAACTATTGACGGTTGCTTGCGTCAAGACTTGCCGGACGATTACGATAATATCGCGTGGAATTTCCCGATGAAAATTTACGTTGATAGAGGGCAAGCGGAGCAAGATAGAAACGATGTTGCGCGCGGACTAATGTCGCTAGAGGAATATCATGGCCGTTATGGTATGGATTCCCTAGAAGTTGAAAAAACAATTATCCAAGAGGCTGTTAGGCGTAGAGATGCTATCAAGGCAGCTGGCTTTGAAAACACGAAAGAATTTGTGCAAGTTCTCTCACTTGATCCTACAATGTTTCAAGGGCAAGAAGCTCAAGAAGAAAAGGAGCAAGTAAATGAATAAAGGCGATTATTTAACGAGTCTTATTGCAAACAATTTCAGCTTGAAGTTTAAGCATTGGACGGCTGATAGATTGACTAATGAGCATAAGTATATTGGAGAGTTATACGATAAAGTTTCTGAATTGCTTGATGAATTAGTCGAGGTATCTATCGGAATAGGAATTGTTTTGCCGGAAGATGAAGAAATTGCAATGAATCCAGGCGGAGTATCTGCTTTAGAATTGATTCAGTTTCAAATTACAACTCTCGATGAAATAGAAAGCGGAGAAACTGATACCGGGATTCTTACGTTGACTGGTGATATACGTAAAGAACTTAATCACGCAATTTATTTCCTAAAAGTATGAAAGTTACAAAAACAAATTTTCCGAATTGGCTTAAGCTTTTAAAGGGTTCAATCGAACAGGATGATGATGAAGCGGTTGACGTTCTTTTAGCAGAGCCTATAGGAGAAACGTTTGACAAAGAAACTTGGCAAAAGAGCGGAGTTTCTTCCAAGGCTTTTGGAGATTCTTTAAATCAAATCCCAAGAAAGAAGCCAGTCAATTTACTTATCAATACTTTAGGCGGTCGTGTTGATGAGGGTGTGGCAATGCACAATATGATTCTTGCTCGCGGGAATGTAACTACATGTGTGATTGGTTTTGCGGCGTCAATGGGCGCTGTTATTTTCCAGGGTGGATCAACTCGTAAGATGATGCCCGGAACAAGTTTGGTATTTCATAATCCTCAGAATAGTTCGCAAGGTGATTATAGAGACATGGAGAACTCTGCTGTTGTTTTAAAGCAGATGAAGGATAATTTAGTTAGTATAATCTCCGCGCGTTCTGGATTATCTAATAAAAGAGTATCTGATTTAATGGATACTTTGCCATTTGCTTCTTTCGGCCCAGAGGATGCTTTAGAGCTTGGTCTTTGCGATGAGATTATACAACATCCAGATGCTTGGAATGATCTTGCTATTGTAAAGGCAAGTAATGTATATAATTTTGTGAACGCGCAAAAACAAGTTCCTAAAATGGAAATTGTTAATGACGCACAAACCCTAAAACAACAACAAAAGAAAATGAAACTCACAGATGCGTTGGCGCGATTGAAAGTAATTTCTTCCGCCGATTTGAATGATGATGAAGCAACGATTCAAGCTGAAAAGTATTTGAATTCGTTGGCAGAAAAGAACAAACGTTATGAAGATGAGACTAAAAAGCGAATTGAGTCTCTTGTTGATAGCGTTATTAAAGACGGGCTTGTAAAAGAGTCTAGGAAAGCGTTTTTGATTGAGATTGGAATTTCCAACGAAGTCAACCTTTCGGAAATTATTAACGATTTGAATGAAGTTCGACTTGATTCTCAAAAGAAAATCGTTGTCAATAAAGTCAATCACGGCGCGGCTCCTGTTCCTAAAGAAAACGGAAGTAATGACGGTGAAGATGTTGATTCCCAAATAAAAAACCTTGTCAATTCCATGAAGGATCAAAATCTTTCTGAAAGAACCGAAACAATCAAAAAGCTCGCTAAACTTCGTGGCCGTGAAAATCTTTTCGCTGAGAAAAAGTAAACAATAAAAACAATATACAATTATGAATAAACTAAAACTTCTTTTGTCTGTAATCACTTTGTTGATTACGGTGATGATTGCCACGTCCGGCCAATTGCTTCTAGCTTTGGTTGTGATGACTGGGCTTTCACTTCTAATCAATACGCGCAAGGCTCAACTTTGCGCTGTTACGTTGTCTGTCCCTGAAATCCTGACCGATGTCATGGATGCTTTTAAATTGGAAACTCCTGAATTGTTTCAACCAGGCGGTTTTGGCACAGATTTTTCCAGTAAAACAGCAGTGCTTGGCGACAAGATTACAGCCAAAATTGCGCATGTTCCTTTGACTGGAAATTACGACGCAAATAACGGCGGTTTTAAAGCCGCAACACAAGACGTTACAACGCTCATTGAAGACGTTCCTGTTACACTTGATCAATTCCGGGTTGTTACAATCAATATCAATTGGTTGACTCAACTTGCTTCCAAACTTCCTTTGTATAAAGAAGCTGTCCGAAATTACGGTTATGCCCTCGGAAAATTCGTAGTCGATACTGCTCTTGCTACGGTCAATCCTGCTAATTTTTCAAATCAAGTTTCTGTTGCTTTGAATAATATCACTTTGGATACGTTTGATAATGATATACGTAGCCAAATGAACCTTCAAAAGCTTTCCAACAAAGGCCGATATTGTATTCTTGGAACGTCGGCAGCGTCTAAGCTTGGCTCTGATGATCGTGTTCGTTCTTCGTTGTTTTACGGCGCGTTGAACGGTGATCAAGGCTATCGCGTATGGAATAATCTTGCCGGGCTTTCTCGTATTCGGGAATATCCAGATATGTATAGCCAAAACGGCTTGCTCGGTTTCGCTGGTGATTCTCGCGCTATTGCAATCGCAACTCGGCAAGTTGATTTTTCCAACTCCGCTGACGCTCTTAATATTCCTAAGGTTATGGAATTTTATCCGATGACAGATTCGGAAAGCACAGTGACAATGACGGGTGCTGCTTGGCAGGAAGTTGGAACTGGAAATGTATACGTCGCCGCGGGTGTTCTGTTTGGAATTGGCGCTGGAAAACAAGGCGGTGCAAATGGAAGCATTACAGACAACGCTGGCGTTCGTATTGTTCTTGCTCAATAATAAAGGATAAAAATATGAATGTATTGATTTTGCTTGGCGAGCGAAGGGGTGAAAAAGGCGAAAGGATTATTGACAACCTATATACTGGAATTGATGGTATTAAGTTCCAAGAAATTGCCGACGTTGCTGCGCGGACAAAATCATATTCGTATATCGGCAGAGTTTCTAATCCTTTTACAGCGCCGATGCCGATTGATCCAACTCCAACATCCGGGACTACGCCGACGTTTCCAAGGCCGAAAGCTGTTGAGCAAAATAAAGCCAATCAGCTTTCAAATCCAATTGAGGACGCGCTTGCAAAACAACGGGCAGAGCGGTTTAAAGTTCCACCCGTTCCAAAGCCGGTTGAAACTACTCCAATTTCAGCCGTAAAGCCTGTTGTGGAATCAGTTGAGCCTGAAATCGTAGAATCGACTACGGAAGAAACAGAAGAGCCTGAAAACGATTCTGGAAACAAAAACCAAACAATTAAGAAAAAGAAAAAGTAATATGAAAAAGAAACTTATCAGTATTCTATTTATTGCGCTTCTTGCGGTTTCTTCCGCATTTGCGCAATCGAATAGCAGCTACACCACAATCACACTTCCGTTTACAGCTATTGCTGGAGGAATAACAACAAATTTGTTCAACGGATGGACAAATATCACTACGTATACAAACATCGTTCAGCGATGGGATTCGACTAATGGTGTGATAACTAATACGACTAATACGGTTAGTTACACGAATGTTTCGTATGCAAGTTTTACGGCGGCTAACAATCAGAATTCAATTCCGATTGTTATGACTGGAAATAGCAGCGACACAACTACTACGTCAAACGTTATTTTTTCAGTAGTTAAATCTATTGATAATATCCATTGGGCCACTAATACGCCTGATTTGACATGGGAAACAAATAGCGCAACCGGCACTGCTTTTGCGACAGGCCAAGTCGTTATTGATATGACTGGTTATCGTTACGGTCGTATTTATTCGTTTATTTGGTCAGACACGAACACGTTGCATTTTTGGACGAATTCGTTTTTAGGAAAGAGCGAAAAGCCTACTTTCTAAGAAAATGTCTGTTGTCTCACAAATTCTTACACAACAAGCAAACCTAACGGCTGCAATTCATGGAGATACCATGACTTTGCAGCCAATGGGGTTGCAAGTTATTGGATATGCGCAAGAAGTTAGTGCAGACCCGGACGAAAAGGGCTTAGGCAAAAAACATCCATCTTTACATACTGGGATGGATGATCTTTCTCATATAATATACATTCGCAAAGAAGAGATTGGAAATACTAATCTTTCAAACGTAAATACGATTATATTCTTTGACGGAACGTATAGGGTTCAACATTACGTTAATGATCCAGTTACGCCTGAAATTGCTTTTTACTGCAAAATTGCATGAACGAAGAAGTTATACAAAGCAATATAGCCGAATTTAATTATCGGCTTGTGCAATATCAACAGGCTTCAGGCAAAGTTCCAGAGCAGGTTTTACGGGAAAAAGCCGCAAGACTTGGGTATATACTAAAAGAAAATTTTAAGAATTTAATTCCTTCGCAGGGGTATATAACCGATGAACGATTGGAAGCTTTAAAAGAGGGAAAAGGTGTAAAGATTAGCAAGGCGGCATCTAGTTACATTTCAGAAAAATATCAAGTTCAAAAACAAAGTGGCAGAACTTGGATGGCTGTTATGAGCGGAAAGAAACAGCGCGGGAAAAAGGTTTCGTATTTTGCGACAATGGTCCCTGACCCTAAAACTGGAAAACTTTTAAACGTTCAAGCGTTAAGGGTTCAATTTGAATTAGCCTTGCGCGAATCTGGGCGTGGATTTTTAAGTCATTCATCCGACTTTCACCAGTCAAGGTATATTTCAGGAGATTCTGAAAAAGCATACGCTCGCAATAGTTCAGTTTTAGGTGAAGTTGACATGGAAATGTCAATAATGAATGAAAGTGCAACATTAAAATGGGGACGTTCTATTTCTCCTTACTCTCGCGGAATTGCAGCGGCAATGGAACTTCCAAAATCCCAGTCAATTATTGCTGATTCTATTCGATATATATCTGAAGATATGAAGGTGTATATTGATCGTAAGAATAGGGAGAATATGCAAAAAAGCTTTTATGAATCTTAGCGATATACGTCAAAACCTTTATAATATCATCAATCCATTGCCGTTTATGGAATTGTTTGATGCGTCTAAAGTCTTATTGATTGACGATGGAAATCAGCGTCAAGCGATGGAAAGCGCGTTGGTAGATTTTGGAATGGTTATTTTGCTTTTACCTCCGCAATGCGTAAAGATAAACGAGCAAAGCCGAAAACAAGTTTCGCTTGACTATTCAACTACGGTTTGGATTCGCACAAATCCGAAAGTGAAATACAAAGAAGGCGAGAAGATTTTTGATCCTTTGGAAATTGAGCAGCAAATCATTCCTGCTGTTATCACTTGGATTCCAAAAGAGAACTTTGGTCAAAAGCCGTTTACAATTCCGAATGGACTTGAACCGGAAAGTGATTGGTCAGATATTGGAAATGACAGTCGATTGATTCGATTTTCAACACAGATTATTTACTCAACAAACACAACAACAACATAGAAAAAATTATGGACGCAACAAAAATTATCGCAACAGGAGATTATCTATTTTTTGCCATCGCGGCAGCAGGAACTTCTTCTGCGCTTATTAAACCCGCTGCAAACGACGCGGCGTGGATTACTTTAGGCGTTGTCGAGAGTCACGAGGATAAACTTGATGATGAAAAGGAAGAGAAGATTTTCGCTCCACAAGGAACTACAGGTGTTTTAACTATAAAAGATACAGTTGTCACAAAGCAGAATCTTGAGTTTGTATTTACAACTGGCGAGCTTACCCCTCTTGCGCTTCAAGCGTTTTATCGGACGTTGAATTTGACTACGGCGTCAACGCAATTTAATCCGCTCTCTGGCACAGTTCCAAAGGGCTGGCTAAAGGTGCAGCGTTACGCCCAGGACGGCGTTGCGGCGTTTGTTGCCGATCTTTGGGGCCGTCTTAAGGTTACTGGCGGAATGAAGTCTGGCGACGGTTCTATCGTCAAGCCAGCGTTCTCTCATCTCCTTCTCCAAAGCACTCTTAATACCGTTGCCATTGCTTAATTTTATGAGCGAAGAACATAGAAAAATTGAAGGCGCTTTCACGACTGAAAAACCGGAAGAGATAAAGCTTGTGAGCGAGACCGTAAAAGGTGAAGCTGTTCCGATGCCTAAACTGGAAAAGAAAGAATCTGAATAATGAAAAAGATTGTTTTGTTTTTATTGTTGTTGATTACTATTGCGGTTTGCTATGGGGCTGGATTTAATACCAATGCGCCATCTCCTATTACATATCCAGTTAATTCTGGTAAGTATTCAATAACATTGAATAGTAATAATTGGAATACATACACTAATAGTTGGGCGCAAGGGTTTAGTATTACTTCTTATTCTAATAATATTGGATTTATATCTAATTCTGGTTCGCTTGGTATAAATTTTGGTTCTAGTAATTGGGCTTTTTCATCTCCGGGTGTAATTGGAACTTTTGTTTCTTTTACATATAGTAATTCAAATCCTAATTATTCAGCATACCTTCTAATTACAGATGGCAATGGAGCTTTATACAGTGGATCAACAAATACATTAAATACAAGTGGTATTTGGACAAATACTTCTTTTGTTGCATATAATAACCAGTTTGCTCCTACTAACTTTTTTAGTGTTATTATTTTATCAAATAATACTTCATCATCAGCATCATCGCTAAAAGTTTCCAACGTCCAAGCTGGATATTATTTTCCGGGAACATTTGTAACGAACGCGCCTTCTACAAATACAATCAACTAAAATATGAAATGTTATTTCGTATTATTTTTTGGATTGCTGTTTTCGTTTTCGTCTTTTGGTTCATTGGTGACAGGGACTAATTACAATATTGCCGGAACGCCGGTTGATATTGATATGACGTTTACGTCAAGCAATGCGTTTAACGCTGTTCCCGGTGGAATCGTTGTAAAGAATTCTATTCTAGTTCCAACTACTAACGGAGCGTATGCAATAAATATTCCCGCCGGGATATACAATTCAATTGCCAACGGAAGATTGCTTTGGACGTTTGCCGTAACAGAGACAACAAATACTCTTAAGATGGTAGATTTAATAATCTCAAGTCCTGGAGTTATTAGCTTTTCTCCAATGTGGGGAACTAAGATATACAGTAATGATTCTTCTGCTGGGTATTTGGCTGAGAAGATTACCGCGGGAACAAATGTTATAATATACATTGAAACGAATAATAATTCACAAAGACTAGTCATTAACGCCAGTGCCAGCGACCTGACCGCGGCTTTGGCGCAGACTAACGCAGCGCTGACAATGGTGGATCAGACCAACGCTGCAAACATCTTGATAGTTAGCAATGCCATTCCGATGACCGCCAGCAATCTTTTAACAATTGTTTCCGGTGAGAATTATCAATTGACTACAATAAATCGTAGATCAGATGGAATTGCAACCAATGCAACTGTTCTATGGCCTGACGGAACGTTTGGAGTGTTCACTACAATAGTTATTGGGACTAATTCTTCAGGAGATACTTCAATTGATTCTTACCAACTCACATACACTAACTCGTCTAAAACGATTACCCAACCTAGCGTTGTCCGAAACGCTGATGGATCAGTAACCAACAAGCCTGCCTTAACCATATTTTAAAATGAAGAATATAATTATATCATTTCTGCTTGTAATCTCTGCTTTCACCTCCGCCGCCGGAGTGCTCGACCCGCCGCCGATCTCCAAGGCGACTGTGACAAACATCGCAACCGCCGTCGCGCTTTCAACCTCGCCCAGGGCGTACCTAGCAACATCGTATCCTATATCGTTAATGCAAAACGGAAGCTATACTACGACGTGGTACGGGTTTTCTTTTGGGAATATTGTGTCAAATAGTTTTGTTGCCACAAACATTAGCCTGTTTGTTAAGATCGCGTCTTCAAATGCAATAGGAGTTGTCACGTTATACGATTCAGACGTGATTCCAACCAGTTCTATTGGAACCCCCATTTGGACTAATAGCAGTGTCTCGTTTAACTATTCACCTTCTACGTTTGAGTCTATTTCAATTCCTATGCCATCAATTCAAATAACGTCTGGCCATTATTATGAGTTGCTTATACGATTTCAAAATACAAATATATTGACCCAAGGTTACTTCTATAATCATAATAGCGGTATTCCTTTATGGAGCTTAAGTTCGTTGTCAGGGGCGACTGATCTGTCTCCAACAAACAATTTCAGCGCATGTGCATTCAATTTCAGCGGTTACCAGAATGTATCAGGTAACGCGAGCAACACGGCTTATACGGATGAAGCAAGTGGAATTCCAGGAGCGACAACGGTCAAGAAGGCTTTGGATACTCTCGGAAGTTCTATAGACTTGTCAAAAACTATTATTATTGTCGATGGAGATTCAAAAGCAACAGGTCTCGACTCGTATATTAAAGCTGATCCTTGGATGTCTAAATTTGCATGGTATAGCAATGTTGCAGTTGGAGGAACCGGACTTTCTGATGTAACTAATTCATGGGAAACGAAAACGAGGTTATTTTCCAGTAATTTAATCGGAGGCACGAATGGAATTTATCTACTCTGGACTGGCCACAATGAATACACTCAACCGATTCCAGAATGGATCACGAAACTGACCAACCATATAGCTCGAGTTGCCTCGTCAAATTTCTCAGTTGTATTGCTCACAACAGCCCCTCGGGCGAGTTATAACCAGGATTCGACAAACAGTTACGAATGGGTTAGCGCCGTAAACAACTGGGAGAGGGACAACGCACCTGTGTGGAGATTGATTGACGCCGGGGCAATATTTGAGGACGTATACAACATGACACCCTATTCCGACACAACACATCTGGAACCGTTTGGGAACTCGAATATTATAAACATGATTGTTAAATGTTTGACGACTGAGCAGCGTTTTGTCCGTCCGTCGTTGCGGCCTGTCTCACTTTTTGGGACTAATTTAGTTTTTACCGCTCCGCAGACAAACGGACTGCTCAGGCTGGTTGGAAATGTTAATGGAAACACGTGGAACATTAGGCCGACAATCTCTGCAAAGAATGGAGTGTCGATGGTTAATTGCGCCTCTGCACCTATACTATCGTATATCGGCGAAACAAACACTGTTATCGAGTGGTGGAGCAATTCAGTTCCACCGACAAAATATGCAACGTATTATGACTTCAACTCCAACGTGGTGAATAAAGTCATCGTAACGTTTCCGTGATTCAACGCCCAGTTAGCACACATTAGTTTTACAACAGCACGGAAAAAAGCTTTGCATAATATGAGGAATTTATTTGCATTCATACCATCTGCGGCTGCCATTATTGGATGGTTCGCTCATTGGGAGTCAGTGTTTGTTTCACTGGCTGCCATAGTAGGGTCTATTTGGAGTTCTATCTTGATTTTTGACTGGATTATGCCTAAGATAATTCGTCGCTTTTTCAAAAAAGCATAACAACAATACATCCGAAATATGAAAAAAATCCTACTCTCCGCCTGTTCCGTCGCGCTTTTGTGCGCGTGCAACACGACGCATTACAGCGCCGTCACGGTCTATTCAGACCACACTAACACAACCACACTGGATAATAGTCGGTGCATGTGGTCCAGCCAAGGCTATACCGCAAATCTAACAACGAATGGCGGATCGATCACTTGTTCGGCGTCTAGCACGGACACGGCTGCAATCGAAGCCGCAACCAAGGGAGCAGTCGAGGGAGCCGCAGCCGCAAAATAGGAGTCTATGATATTTTTACCAAAGCCAAAGCACATACCTCTCAAGATGGGTCGTCTCGCGTCCAAGCGAGACAAACGCACTCTCAAGTTTTCTCGCTATCTCAGGACTGCTCTGCCGAACATCCCTGATGTATACCAGTCAGGTCGAGCTGTCAAAGACTGGCTTGCGCTCGGGAATTTAAACGCAGGTGATTGTGTGTTCGCAACAGCCTTTCACATGCTAATGGATTGGCGGAAAGAGCACGGGATCGATTTCTCCCCTACTGATGCCCAGGTGCTTGCACTCTACAGCCAGCTTGCAGGATACGACCCGGCCCGGCCATCAACCGACGTTGGATACAACGAACTCGACCTGCTCAAATACTGGCAGTCAACAGGCATAGCTGGCAGGCCAATCTCCGCATTTGTGTCCGTTGATCCATCCGAGTTGCAACACATTCGGACGGCCATATACCTGTTTGGGGCTGTGTTCGCTGGCGTTACACTCACGCAGCGAGCAATGGACGAATTCCAGGATCGCGATACCTGGCACCAGACCGCGCCATGGTTCGGCGGAAAGCGCGTTCTTGGTGGCCACGCCATACCGTTGATCGGTTACGACGCAAAAGGTTTCTGGTGTATAACATGGGGTCGACTTCAATACTTGACAAACGAGTGGTGGACAAAATATGGCGATGAGGCGTGGGCTGTCCTGGCGCACGATTGGTCAGACGAGAACACCGTATCCCCGACATCATTCGATTTCATAACTTTACAAACCGACCTGGAATCAGTGAAGTCACTATGAAGCCGCATTTTTCACTTTTCGGCATACCAGTGTTTCATGGAACGAACGTGTTGTCAAATAACTCAGACGGTAAGACATGGACGGTTGTTGACAAGCTCGGATACTATTCGGACGTGCTGGCAATGACTGTGACTGTGCTTGCCGGATTCCAGACCGACCTGGCCAGCATTCCGCAGTTTCTCTGGAGCATTTTATCGCCGTTCGGAAAGTATACCAACGCCGCAATAGTGCATGACTGGCTATATACATTTCAGCCCTGCACGCGGGCGCAGGCTGACTCCGTGCTGCTTGAAGCGATGGAAGTTTGCGGTGTTAGTTGGTTCACACGAAAGGTCATCTATTACAACGTGCGCATGTTCGGCGGATCCTATTGGAACCGCGATCATACCGCCGACAAAATCCTCAAACCGATCAACCAATCAACAAAATGAAAACTATACAATTCATCCAAAACCACTGGCAATGGTTCGTTGCCGCTGTGCCAATTATTGGCCGCGCGTATTACGCAATCGTAAACAAGGGTGGCATCGTTGGAATCTGGCGTGCGCTGGTGTTCGGAACAAACACGCCAAAACAGCCAGTAGATACCGAGCCTCCATACCCAGAGCCTGGGCAGAATCCAAAACATATATCTTTACAATGAAAATAAATCTAATTCTTTTCTGCTTTCTATTTTGTTTTTTCTCGACAAAAGCAGATATAGTAATTCCTTGGGATTTGTATAGTGACAATAATTCAAGTGTTACTAATTATGTGACAGTTTCGGTTTCAAATTCAACCACTAAAACAGCTTTAGCCCAAAAAGGAATGGCGACTACAGATCAATTAAATGCTACTAATGATGCGCTTGTAGCTAAGACTGCAACCGCGCAAGCTGCGTGTCAGCCTACAAACGGAAACTTGACGGTATTAGCAAGAAACGATGGCCGATATTTGGATTATGTCGTCGGAACTGGATGCAAGTCAGGTAATGGAGAGATATATTATAATGGAGCATATTGGGTTTTTACTCAGCCGATTATTGCAGATGGAGGCAGCTTAACGGGCATCACAGCAGGACAAGTCGGGGCAGCGTCAATAAGTCAACTGGAAGATACCAACGCCGCGCTGCAAACTCAGATTTCAGGCGTGTCAAATTCCGTTACTGTGTCAGTCGCCAGCACGACAACAGTAGGTCCCGGTACGAATGCCAACGTTGTCAACATAGGCGATTCCAGGTCTGTTAACCTCCAATTCTCGATCCCAAAAGGCGACACTGGCGCGACGGGCAGTCAAGGACCACAGGGCATCCAAGGCGTTGCCGGTGTCAATGGCACTAATGGGATCAACGGCACGAACGGAGCGGCCGGACCCCAAGGCGCAACAGGCGCAACAGGCGCTCAGGGACCGCAGGGAATTCAGGGTGTTGCTGGTGTCAATGGGACAAATGGAGTCAATGGCACAAACGGAGTTACGGGCGCGACCGGCGCGACGGGACCAGTAGCAACAAATGCGGCCTACGCCACGAACGCTTATTGGGCAGATTATTCTGGGAGCGCTAACTTTTCCACGAGCGCGACTTATGCGACAAACTTGTCTTTTACCTATGCAGGTAATACGTGGAGCATCAACTTCAGTCGCCTCCGCGGCAACTCTTGGGTAGTCGATGGTAACATGAACCTGAGCGGGAGTTATGCCGGTGATGGCAGCCAGCTTTCAAGCATAACAGCAGGCCAAGTCGGCGCGCAGCCGACGAATGCAAATTTGACAACGCTTGCAGGCAATAACGGCAGCGCTCTAACTGGTATCACCCCAGGACAAGTCGGGGCGCAGCCAACGAACATGATTCTGACTTCGATAGCGAACGGAGATAGCAGTGTCGTGACGAATGCGGCTCATGCAGACTCGTCTAGCACGTCAATATCGACGAAAGGCTTTGAGAACTTTCTCAGAGCGCAAAGGCCGACGGATAATCTACTTACTGGCCGTGCTTATTTCCAAGCCGACAACACGCCCGGCCTGCGCGTCTGGAACGGCTCGCACTGGGTTAGATTTACAGAAACAAACGACGATTAAGATAAATATAAATATATGACAACAGAAAACACAGTTAGTAAAACAGAAACTCTTTTCGGTGGGACTGAACTTGTAGTTTCTTTGAAAGACGGAACATCTGAAATTGTAAAAGTTATACAACTTCCCGTTTCAAAGTTTATTGACTTCGCAAAAGTTATCGACGATGAATGTGAGATGGTTTCTTTGGTTTGTAATAAGAAAAAAGAATGGTGCGATTCATTACAGATTGAAGCTTTTGAGCTTTTAGTTGCTGAATGTGAAAGGATAAATATGGATTTTTTCGGGCGCTGGCTCCAGCGAAGGATCAATCGGCAACAAAGAATTCTTCCGGGAACACTTCCGCAATCAGTCTTGCGGACTGGTGCGCAGAAGTAGCCATAGAGCTTGGATATACACTTGCGCAAGTTCTGGGTCATTCTCCTGCGCAACTTGAGCTGCTTACGAGCGCTGCTAAAAGAAAGAATTCAGCAAACGGTTTACTTATGCTAAATACGAGTTATGCTTCTTTTGCGGCGGTAATGTGCGAGAACGGAAATTCAGTGTATAATAAACTTAGAACAACTCTAGCTTTACAATGTCAGATCAAATAGAGATTAGAATGGCCCTTTCCGGGGTTCAATTGATGCAGTCTCAATTGGATCAATTACGGGAAGGGTTTTCTTCTTTTAAAGAAGTTTTAAAAGAAGTCGCTGGCCCTCTCCTTGCGATAGGAACAATTGCTGGTTTTACTGAATTGTCAAAAGAAGTATTTAATGTATCAAATGAAATAGTAACTCTTAGCGAAAGAACTGGAGAGTCAACTGGTAATATTATTGCATTTCGTGAACTTTTAAAAGAAAGCGGATCAAGTGCTGATGATGCAGGCAGACTTTTTAAGCAGATGCAAAAGTCGATAGAAGAAGCCGCAGAATCAGGAGGGGATGCTGCTGGTGTTTTTCATAAACTTGGAATCGATTTAAGTAATATATACCAGGATAGTCCATCTGAGCAGTTTATAAAAATAGCAAGTGCGATTGGTCGGATTAAAAATAGAGCGGAACAAACATCTGTTTCGATGCATATTTTTGGAAAGTCTGGCGAAGAAGTTGTTGCAATAACAAAACATCTTGCTGAGTTTCAGGAACAAATTAAAAAACCAGGAGATTATGCAAAGGTGATGGATCAAAGCGGAAATGTGTTTAAGGAAATGTATGTAGCTTTAGACCATCTCAGCGAGCAGCCTATGCACTTTGTAACAGGGGTTTTAAGTGAGTTGGATTCTCAAATCAAAACTATTGCAGAGGAAATTAAAAATATTGATTTGACTGGGCTAGGTCAGAAAGTTGGTTCATTTTTTGGAGTAATAATTGAGTCATGGAAAGATGGGAAATTTTCAGAAATGATAGGGCTTGTAATAGAAGCCGGATTTGAACTTGGCCATATAGCATCTAATCGTATAATGACTGCTATTGGAATAGATGGAGCAGAAATACTTAGCGCATCATCTTTATGGAATGGAATTATGACTTTTGGAATAAGAGTTGCAGAATTTGTAGTTGAAACTATTACAGCTATAGCAAATGGTTTTGGCGCAACATTAAAGTATATCTTCGCAGAGCTTAATCATGGAATTGATCTGTTGCTTTTTAATTTGAAAACCGGATTTTATTCTGTTGTAAACTATTTTATAGATAGTTTTAATATGGCTATTAGTTTTGCCATATATCAGCTTAATAAAGTTCTCGAAAAAGCTGGCGGACATGTCGATGAAAAGGCAATGTCAAAACCTGATTCGTATGTTCAGCCAGTAAAACCTCAAGATAAATCTTTAGGCGATTTTTATAAAGACGAATCAGACAAAGGAACATCGGAGACTATTATACACGATCTTGAATCTCAGTTAAATAAAGCACGAGAGTCAATTGGTATTAAGGTTGATGATTCTGGAAATACTGCAATAAAGCGTTTGTCTGATTTAATGGATCAATACCGAGAAAAACATGCTTTAACGGTTAATGAATCAAAAAAACCTATCGAGGTAAATGTAAATAATAAATCTATTGAAGAAAAAACACCCGGAGATCAACTTGATGAATTAAAGCATAATTTAGAACTTTCTCAGCAAGTAATGGAAAGAAACAGCGCAGCAAGAAAAGTTACTGATAGCGATTGGCAGTTAACTAATTTAGAAAAGTATCAACTGGATCAAGAGTATAATGCCAAAGAAATTAGCGGGCTTGAATATCAAGCTGATTTACTTAGAAAGATTGCCGATATTTATAATAAAACCGGAAAAGAAAAAGAAGCAAACGCAACCATAAAACAAGCTGATAAAATTGACACTGAAATTACAACCAAAGGAAGTCAAAATGCTCAACTTCCCAATCCAAACAATTACAGTCAACAATTTAAAAAATCTTTTGTTGAAATTAGAAACAATTGGAAAGGGTTAGCAACTGAAATGGCAAGCACCCTTAAAAATGTTTTTCAAACAGCAGTATCTTCTATTAGTAATGGAATTACTGGATTGATAATGCGCACAAAAACTTGGAAGCAAGCTTTATCTGAAATTGGAAATACGATATTGACTTCTATTGTTTCGTCAATAGTAAACATGGGTGTTAGATGGTTGCTTGAGCATACCATAATGAGCGCGATATCAAAATGGTTTTGGGGGGAAGATGCTTTATCAGCAGAAACAGCCAGCACATCAAAAGTAATAACAATAACAACGGCTAATGAAACAATTGTAATATCCAATGCTGCGGTTGCCGGTTCGGGTGCGGCTTCTTCGCAGGCAAGTATACCGTATATTGGCCCGATTTTAGCTGTAGCTGCAATGATTGGTATTATTGCCGCTGTTCTTTCTATGTGCAAGTTTTCTGAGGGCGGCTACACCGGGGACGGCGGGAAGGATGATGCGGCGGGCATTGTCCACAAAGGTGAATATGTAATGAATCAAGAAACAGTCAACCGTGTTGGTCTTAATTCGCTTAACCAAATACAAGCCGGTAAAAACGAATACAATGCACCCTATGCTAAATCATCTATAGCATCCAGCACTAACGCCGCCACCGGTCGCGCTGGAGCAGCGCAAGGCGTCCAGGTGCATGTTTGGGGCGATTCCAAGCAGGAGATGGTAAAGCATATTCAGAGCAATTCAGAAGTTCGTCATTCAATGGTTAAATTCTACTCGCAAAATAAACATCAAATTGCATCATGATTCCAATAACTTTTAAAGGGGTAACGGCTTATTTAATTGATAATGAGCCGAATTGGGATAGTCAAGTTGATATTGAAGCTGAAATTCCAAGCGTTGTAAATACTGGATTAACTGCGCGTGAAGATCGCAGGGCGTCTGCGGATGCTTTAAGATTGTCTGTAAAGTATTCAACTGTTTTACAAGGAATTGATGCGATAGTTTTATTTCGTAATAGCTTACTAAACTTAAATATACAAAATGTTCTTTGTCCACTTTGGCCGTTTAGATATGAGGCTGGTGATACTATAGATATACAATCTGAATATTGTATTTTAATGGGAGATGGGAACGCTTCTGAAATTGTAGAATACGCATCAACTTTTTCGCGCCCTTGCTATCCATTGTTAGTTGGAATATTTTCTGAACGCCCAGACCCCACTTTGTTAACAGATCAAATTGCAAGTGTTGAAATCAACTTTACGGAAAACGATGAGTCGTATATTACGTTTCCAGCAATAAATCCAGGCACATATAAAAATAGTCCAATATTTCCAGCAACCCCAAACTGGGGAAAGGATTTTAATTCAATTCGTTCTGATATACTTTCTATTGAAAGAAAACAAATAGGCAAGGGCAGGGTTTTATCAGATGCTTTTTACGATCAAGAAAACACAAGAACGTCAGAGCAATATTTTTCTTTGCAAAGCGCGGATATTAAAACATTGTTTCGTTTCTTTTGCGATAGAAAGTCAACTACAATTCCGTTTTGGATTCCTGTTGGATTGTTAGAATGTTTATTTTCTCAGAATGAAGTAATCGGCGCAACTTCGGTTCATGTATCTGGAGATTTATCAACAACTTCATTCCCGTTTTACATGGCCTTGAATGGTTCTACGTTTGTTTGTGCGACTTCATTAAACGGAAACGTCCTAACACTCGATTCAGCTCTTATAATTAACGTAGGGCCGTCCACGCGCCTTGAATCAGCTATACTTGCGCGGTTCAAGGATTCAAAACTAAAGCTTTCGTTTACAAATCCTATTTTCGCTAATTGTCAATTAAGTTTTCAAGAAGTCCCCGTCGAGACTCCAGGGAGAACAGTTGAGACTGTCGGCTTAACAATAGGGGCTTTGCCGACTTATGCTTATCTATATACGATAACTGTAAAGTATCCAACCCCTCAGATATATAGGTTTACTTCTTATGAGTCTGATTTAACAAACGGAGGCAATACTTATATACACGAGAAAATAGAGAACGATGAGATAACTGAAACCGCAAATATTGAACGTCAAACTGTTACAATTAGAGCACGAAGTATATTGCCGTTTTCACTTTGCATTCCTTTCGCGCCAGAATGGCCAATGTTGATTGACATACAAGAGGTGGATGTTTCTTCTGGCGTTGCGAGCAATTTAACGTATTTATTTCATGGTGAATTTTCAGAATGTAATACCGAGGGGCCGTTTCTTGAATTAACCTTCAAGAGCATGTCTTCAATTTATGACAGACAAATCCCAAGTCAATTATTCCAGTCAAGTTGTAACTGGCTTTTATTCTCTGCTGGATGCGGACTCCTGAAAACTAATTGGGAATATTTATCAATAATATCAGGAGCAACATCTGCAACATTAACAATTGGAGCTTTGACTAAAGGAGGCAACGCTGTTTCCGTTGCGGATCATTTCTTTTCTGGTGGATATGTTGAAATAACAAGCGGCTCTGTAATCCAATATAGACTAATTTCTGATAACGTTGGTAGTTTAATTACTTTGGCGGTTTATGTTGTAACTCAACCGCAAGCTGGAGATACAATCAAAATGTATCCCGGATGCTCTGGTGATTATACATTGTGCGGAATAAAATTCGGAAACTCTTCTAAGTTTGGCGGGTTTCCGTTTATGCCTGTTGGCAATCCAACAATAATAAACGCAAAAAGTTCTGACTCTGGAAAGAAATAATGAAAAAAGAAACTTTATATAAATTAAAAATATCTGCCGATTCTTGGATTGGAACTCCATTTCTTCCGAACTGTGCAATAAAAAGCGGAGGGGTTTCTTGTCATAATTTGATTGGCGCTATATACAAAGAGATTGGAATTATACCGGTTGAGTTTTCAATTCCAGAAGGAAGTCCTAATTGGGGGAATGCGCATAAGAATAGTGTTATTGAACCGTTTATGGATTCTATGGAAGAGTTTGAATCTGTAGATATAAATTCATTTCAACCTGGAGATATGCTTGGGTTTAAAATTGGAGGATGTATACATCATTGTGGATTGCTTGTATATGATAAATACTTTATTCATTGTATGCGCGATTCCGGTGTTGCCTATCGGCGCATTGATGATGCCGCGTATATAACAAGACTTACTAAAGTTTGGAGGCCTAAAAATGGCTAGTTCAACAACAACAACAACTAAAGACCCTGACCCTGGAAATATTCAAGGGCAGCAATTGTCAACAAACGAACAAAACACCCCTGTTCCTTATGTGGCTGGGACTCGAAAGATTTCATTGACTTGGATTTCTAGGATATACAATGCTAGAACCGTGAAAGTAAGTTCTGGAAAGTAAAATATATGGGCAGTTCATCTTCATCATCAACGTATAAATATTACGGAACGATTGCTGGCGTTGTTTGCCAAGGGCCGGTTGACGCCTTAATAGCTGTGATTGTAAACGACAAAGAAATGTGGCCGGGAGGCTCGATATGGAAAGAGGGAAAGTCAATAAAACAAAACAGCATCTGGCGTTTTAATCATATATCATTTATTGCGATTACAAGTCCAACTGGAATATGGCCTTATACAGCCGCCGATGATAACCAGCCTGGAACAATTTACTGGACGGAATATTTACTTGCTCGTGGAAATGATATTTTTACCGATGTCACAATTCCATCGTATCAATATACAGGCGGGACAATGCGAATTTATTGGGGGACTCAAGATCAAGTTGTTGATCCTCTTTTAGATGGCGCTATCGTATATAGATATGATCCGCTAAACCCAAATGAATCAATTATTATTTCAGGAAACGATTACACAGAATCGCATCCTGATTACAAAGGAATCTGTTATGTTGTTTTGCGTGATTTTGGTTTAGGGGAATCAACAGACGGCGCGCCAAATATTGAGATTGTTGTTAGACGTTCACCGTTACAATCAATTGTCACAGATACAGCTTTAGTTGACGGTCAGGCGAATTTAACTGCCGCCCTTTGCGAGATGTTGACAAGCCAAAATATGCTTGGATTATCAAACGATGATTTATATACACTAAAGTTTCAAAATTCAGCGGACTATATGCAATCTCATATGGATTTGACCGGAGCGTCTATTTTGATTGATAGTCAAGATTCAAGTCAAAGCGTTCTGTCAAAGATTACAGATATGATAGACAATTTTTACAGATATAATCCTTCTGCAAAAAAGATCGAAACCGGAAACTATATTCATGGAACGCCTCCTGATTCTTTTACTGAAATAACAAACGATGATTTATCAGAAAAGCCAAAGCTGAAATCAAGCGGATGGACAGAAGTGTATACTCGTGTTGTTGTTGGATTTTCAGATAGAGGATATAATTATACAAATGTATCAACTAAGTTTGATGATTTATGCGCATCTCGTGCAGTTGGTTATATACGTTCAACAAACTTAGATCGCCCTTGGATTGCGCGAAAGTCTCAAGCTGAAGCTCACGGGCTTGAGACGTTGCGTTCTGTTGGCCGTCCTCCTATGACCGGAGAAATTTCTGTGCGTCGAGAAATTGCGCGCAATATAAAGTCTGGCGATTATGTATTATTGAATATTACACTAGAGCCGAGTGGAGATGGATTGTTTGCTTATTGTCGTGTAAACCAAAGAACAATTCCACAAGATGGTCCTATTACTTTACAGATAACAGCCGATAACACTCTTGCGCCTATTCCGTATTCTACAGCACAATCAATAGTCCAATCTGCTGAAACACAAATAGCTGATCCTTATTCAGCATTTGCAATATACGATGATTACAATATTGTAAATGGAAATGGGATGTTGTTTTTAGTAACTCGACAAGATATTAGAGAAGTAGGCTTTGAGGTTTGGTTTGATGTTAACGAGAACGGTTCTTATGTTTCATTGGGAAGACAAGCGGCTTTTGCAAGTCAAGGAATTGTTTATAATTCTCCTATTACCGCCACAACAACTACAATTCAATATATACCATCTCCGGCATACCTTTCTGATACCGATTATCTTTCTGTTGATGCTGGAAGCTTAAGCGCTGAAAATGATGATCTATTGTTGATACTTATCGCAACGGACAATGGACAAGTAAAGCAAGACTCTAGCGGGTGTTCGATTCTTGAAGCTTGTTCTATTATTTCTTCAACGTATAATTCAGGTGGATATTTTTCTTTAGAAGTATTACGTGGAAGGCGTGGAACATTTGCAATTGACTGGGAAAGTCTCGCGCATGCTTTTGTGATTCCAAGGGCTAATTTAGTTTCGTTTTCAAATGCAAACTTTTCAGTTTTGCGCAATAATCGTATAAATTCCATAACTCCCAATACTGCCTATTTTAAGTTTGTGATGTATAGCAAAAGTCAAGTTCTTGAATTATCAGAAGTTCCAACTTATGCTCAAATAATGCCAAAGCATGCGCCTAGCCTTCCTGTTTGCACAATGGGTTCAGGTTACCAACCTTGGCAGCAAAAACAATTTCAGACTTGGGTTTATGTAAAAATTCTAATCGTAGCCGGTGATAGCCCCATTGCTGGATTTTACGTTTGGCATATAAATAAAGATTCAACAGACTATACAACCCCTACGTATACATACGACTTACGAACCGCAACTGGAAACATAACAACATCATCCGGCGCTTGGACTGGGGTAACTCATCCAGATGGCGTCTCTTGCGTTGCGCTTGGCTTTTACACTACAGCAAAGGTTAGCTCTAGTGATCTTGCGTATATTGTCGCTTCTGGGGTTGTGGCCGATTCTAGCGAGGTTTGCATTATTGACCAAGTAAATTATTCAGCCGGAAATTTGAATGATAAATTTGTTGTCGCGGCATACGATATACAAGGCAGAATTGGACCAAAAGCGATCGGTGGCAAGACGATTATCGAGACTTAAGTTTTGTTAAGGATTTATTGCGAAGTTAAGTTTCGTTAAGGAACAACTGTTCCGGTCTCTCTAATCTCTATAGGGTTAGTGTAGATTTCAACTGGATGTGCATATATATATGAGGGGCCAGAAACCGATATACAATACCCATCTAAGTAAGCCCATTTCGCCTGTTTTCTCTATTTCATCGTGTTCTTTACAACAACAAAATCATATTTTTCTTCATTTGTAAGTGGTTGATTTTCAGATATTTGCGTTGAAGCATAAAAGTATTTGCATTTTTTATTAGACTTCCTGAGCGAATTGTCTTACATTTTTCACATCGAAAGGAAAATAAACCTTCCTTCCGGTCAGGGCTCAGCCCCTGGCAAGAGTGAAGTTGAGAATAGATAGCTGCTAGTTCAGCAAACAAAGATTCTCAACTAATCAAGCAAATAGTTGACGGGCAAACTCAAAGAACTTGAGTTACACCGGTGGGTGAAATCCACTGGGCGCATCCGACTGAAATGCAATAGTAATGTCGCCGGACAATCAAGTCCGCCAGTCCCAAGCCTGGACAGAGACAGAGGGTATTGATCATGAAATATATACTCATCAGTGAATCTGGAAAATATTTTTGCTCCTTAAACCGTCCGCTGTTGACAACAAAATACGGATGCAAAAAATCATCGTATAAAGATGCACTCCGTTCCGCGGTGGCGGCAAAAAAAGAGTTCGGCGAAAGGTTTGAGGTTGTTAAATGGTAAAAAAATAAAAAAACATTAAATTACTCCGATTATGAGTCAAATACTAACAACTCAAGCTTACTGGCATTCTGTATCAAACTCCGTCAAGGCCTATTGGCGCAATGTTGCCAAAAAAACCAATATGGTAGTCTGCACTGGCCGACCAAATGCGCGAAAATTCCGGGGCACTACTACCGTCCGCAGAAAATCAACTGGCGGAAAATGGGGGAAATCAGTTGACGAAAAACATCTTGATGTTAAGAAACTTTTGAACGCTGGATATACGTTGTTGACAATCAACTGATAATAAAAATATGAACAAAAAAAATCAACCGGAGTTTGTTCGCTGGAATCCTCAACCCACCGGACTTTGGGAGGTCCAACCCGAGCAGATAACCCAACACGGACATCATTATTGTGATGTTGCCAGCCCGGATGATGATGGATGTATACGCTGCTCTTCGCAGGCTGATGCAATTCGAGTCGCGTATGAACTGAATAAAAACCTTTGGCATGAAGTCTAAATTTATCGGATTCTGTTTTGGATTCCTTGTTTGCGCAATAATTTACACTGCCCTAATCGCGGCTGTATATCGAAAATGAATATTGAAATAAAAGATAAAAACGGAGAAGTGATAAAAATTGTAGTCGATGCTTCCAACTTGCACAATGCCAACTTGTGCGGTGCCAACTTGCACAATGCCGACTTGCACAATGCCGACTTGTGCGATGCCAACTTGCTCGATGCCGACTTGCACGGTGCCGACTTGTGCGGTGCCTACTTGCACGGTGCCAACTTGCTCGATGCCGACTTGCGCGGTGTCAACTTGTGCAATGCCGACTTGCACGGTGTCAACTTGCGCAATGCCAACTTGCTCGATGCCAACTTGTGCAATGCCGACTTGCACGGTGCCGACTTGCGCAATGCCGACTTGCGCGATGCCGACTTGCGCGGTGCCAACTTGTGCGGTGCCTACTTGCGCAATGCCAACTTGCGCAATGCCAACTTGCGCGGTGTCAACTTGGATTACTCTTGCCTGCCCTTGAAATGCGGAGGAACACAGATGATGCTTGATAGGCATTTGTCTGTCCAGTTGATATACCATGTTTTTAATCAACAACACGATGACCCTGAAATAATTTCAGCACTGGAACCTTTACGAAAATTTGCTCAAGAATTTATTGACAAACATCATAAAGATGCAACTCCTTTATCTTTTGAAAAATAATATGAATTTCTCCAAAGAACAAACAGATATATTTGACTGGTTTCAGTCCGGCGATGGCAACCTAGTGATTGAAGCTTTTGCTGGTACTGGAAAAACAACCACGATCAAAGAAGCATTTCAATTCGCGCCTGAAAGTCGAATACTATATGCTGTTTTCAACAAAAAAAACCAGATTGAAGCCAAGGAGAAGATTTCTGATGAACGAGTCGATATTCGGACATTGCATAGCCTTGGTTTTTCGTATATCAAATCTGTTTATCCAACAGCAAAACCAGATGATTCAGTCGAATGGGATAGAATTGAATCTGCCCTAGAAGGCTTTAACGCAAACCGTGAAACAATTTCCGCGCTTTTCAAAGCTGTTTCGTTCGCAAAAAATACCAAAATCAATCCTAGTCTTAATGATATACATTGTATCATTGAAGATAAAGATATTGAAATCGGAAACGAGCTTTCTGAAATTGAATTTTGCGAATACGTCATAAGAGTGTTGAATTTGTCAAAAGCACATCTAGAAGACTTTCAATATCGTATATCGTTTGATGATATGGTATGGCTTCCGGTTGCATTGGATATTGTCAAGCCGCGATACGATTTAGTAGTTGTGGATGAAGCTCAGGACATGAACATTCCGCAGTTGACAATGGCTAAACAAGCTGCTAAAGGCCGGGTTGTAGTTGTTGGTGATTCCCGGCAAGCGATATACGGTTTTCGCGGCGCGGTCCAAAATGGAATGCAAATGATGACCGTAACCCTGCAAGCAAAAAAGCTTTTTCTTTCGACTACATACCGTTGCCCAAAGGTCGTGGTCCAGGAAGCGCAGAAAATTGTCCCTCAATATCAAGCAGCGCCAACAGCCCCAGATGGCCACCTGGAATCAGCTAAGAGCGCAGAAAAAGCGCAAATTGGGGACGTTATCTTGTCGCGCTTAAATGCCCCTCTAATGCCTCTTGCGCTTCGATTTCTGCGTCGTGGAACACCCGCTCGAATCGAAGGCAGGGACATCGGCGCACAATTATTGACAATAGTCCAATCGCTGAAAGCAACTTCATTGGAAGATTTCACCGGAAAGCTTGACACTTGGAAAAATAAGCAACTGAAAAAGCTAACCGGCAAGTGCAACTCCGAGAAGAAAATTGAGCAAATAAATGACATTGTAGAAACGCTCTCTACCCTTGCTGATGACGCAAAAGATGTTATTGACATTGGGACTAAAATCAGCAGTCTTTTTCAAGACTCAAAATCAAATTCGATTCCCGCTGTTTTGTTGTCAACCGTTCATAAAGCAAAAGGGCTTGAGTGGGATTCTGTTTATTTGTTGCGTGACACTTTTTTGCGTAAGAATACTACCGAGGAACAGAATATATACTATGTTGCTGTGACTCGCGCAAAGAAAAACTTGTGGATTGTAACCGATGATGCGCAAGAAGTCGTAAGCCCGACAAAGCCTATAGATTTAGTTTCAATTTCCAATTCTACAAGCCCTAGTCAAATTTTACGGAAGATGTCTGAAAACGATTTGATAAATTTTCTTACTCCCGCCCAAGAGCAAGAAATGAATACAACAACGGGCGAAACAATAAAACATATGTCAAGAACAAAAAGCAAAGATGGAACATACCTAGAACAGGTTATTAGGCTTATTAAGGCTGGAAAAACTGAAGCTGCAATTAACAAAGAGTTGACAGCAAAACGTGGAGAGTTGAGCGAACAACAAGTGTATATCATTGGCCGCGAATATCGCCGAGAGCACGGCGGTCTAGGCACGGGACGTGGTCGCAGGTCTGGTGAAAAAGTCACAAGCAAAACGCCACCAAAGGTTGTAAAATCCGCTCCTAAAGCCCCTACGGCTCCAGCAAAAGCCAAAAAGGTGTCCATGCCTCCGAAAGCAACCAAAGCGCCGCCCAAGCCAAAAGCGGAAAAGATTTCAACTTCTATCGCCCCCTCTGTTGCAACTAAGTCCGATGAAGATGAATCCAATGAAGCTTCGGAATAAAGTTCAGTAAACTAAAACATCCGCTTTCCGAAAAGCGGTGGAAGGCGGATGTTTTTACGAAAGGAGAAATGAAATTTAATGGGCTTAAAAAGCGTAAAACATATACATTTCAACCCACAAAAGAAAACTATACTAGGTTGAATATGTATAAAAAGTTTGGAGAGAAATCAAAAAAAATTAACCAAGCTCTTACGTTATTCTTAAGAGCTTCAAACAATGAGAAAAAAAGCAAAATCAATTAAGTTGACATGTAAGTGTGGTTATTCGTTCCTGGCTGTATTTATTTATAAAACCATTCCGGTTAAGATTAAATGCTTAAAATGTGGATTAGCGATAAATACTAATGGAAGAGTTTCCAATCCATTATTCGGTAAAACTTGCCCGGACTGCGGTCGTGAAGATTGGAAAGAAAATAGGAAATGCAAGTTTTGCGGATGGAGTAAAGAATCGTGAGAAACAATATAATAACGGCAAGTAGGATGGTGTGTATACAGAAGTGTTTACGGCAACACTACTGGCAATATGAAATTGGACTGCGTAAAACAGATTCAGCTCTTGCGCTCCGGCTTGGCTCTGCTTGGGCACGGGCGATGGAAGCAAGATGGAAGGGTGCTAGTTATCAATCCGCGCTTGGTGTTGCTATCCCGGAAGGAATTGATCTTGACAGCTACCAATGCGAGACTATAGCAGCTCTGCTTGCTGGTTATTATGACTTTTGGGGACAACGTGAAAATTGCGGTAAAATTCAACCGGAATATCAATTTTATTCGGAAATCGAAGGCGCGGATGGATGGGAGTCGAAAGGCATGCTGGATGGTATTGGAAAGCTCAAGGATGGTTCTGGTGTAATCATTGAGAATAAAACAACATCCGATAGCATAGAGCCTGATTCTGATTACTGGATACGATTGCATTTCAATGTGCAAATTCTGCAATATATTACAGAAGCAATCAAACTTGGCTTTGATATACAGTCTTTATATTACGACGTTGTTCACAAGCCGATGATAAAGCCGAAAATGGTTGATGTTCTTGATAGAAACGGAAAAAAGATTGTTCTTGATAGAAATGGGAAACGAGTCTTTTTTGAATCTGGAAAAAATAAAGGACAACCAAGGCAAACATCCGATAAAGCAAAAGGATATACAGTAAAATCTCATACTGAAACCCCTGGAGAGTTTTCAGATCGGCTTTGGAAAGATACTGTTGCACGTCCAGAATTTTACTTTACAAGGCGGCAAGTTCCAATTCTTGACGACGTTCTTGAGACGTTTAAAATCCATCGGCTTAATATCATCAAGCTAATCGAACACTTGCGCGCTCAAGAACAATTTAAATTTGACCCTGAACCTTGGATGCGTTTTGTCGCAAGTGATAATTGTAAATACTGCACATATAAATCGTTTTGTTTACAGAATACAACAATCAACATAAACAACCCGCCAGAAGGCTTTGAAATAAAATCGTTTAACCCTGAATTAGAAAATGAATCCACCAAAATTTAAACCACCAATTCAACAGTCAACAAACTTTTCGTTTGGTCAAATTCCAAAAAAGAAAGGCCATAAAATTGTATTATACGGCACAGGTGGCATTGGTAAAACAATGCTTTCATTGACTGCCGGAAAGAAGATTGCCTTTTACGATTTTGACGAATCGTTGCCGGTTCTCAAACCGCAAATTGAAAGTCTTGATTTTACGCTGCCGCTTGTCGCAGAAGGTGTAACTGACTATTTAACCTTTCGCAAGAGTTTGCAAACTTCAAATTGGGCTGGAATTGATACAATTGTTATTGATACAGGAACTAAGCTTGAAGAGATATGTTCTGCTTATGTTCGTTCTAAAATTTTGCTAGATCGTGGAACTAAAGCAAAGTCAATTGAAGATTATGGTTGGGGCAAAGGCTATCAATATTTATACGATGCTTTTCTTTTGCTTCTTGCTGATTTTGATATACAAGCTCGTGCTGGAAGGAATATAATCATTCTATGTCATGAATGCACTTGCACGGTGCCGAATCCGACTGGTGAAGATTTTTTACGATATGAACCGCACCTTCAAAATCCAAACAGCGGAAAAGCTTCTATTCGATCACGAGTAAAAGAATGGGCGGATCATGTGCTTTTCCTTGGCTACGACATAGCCGTTGACAAGGAGGGAAAAGGAAAAGGAAACGGAACAAGAACGCTATGGTGCAATGAATTGCCGCACTGCTTGGCAAAATCCAGGACGTATACAGGTTTAATAAACGTTCCTGATTTTAATTCATCAACCCCGGATGAAATTAAAGAAACCGTATGGGGACAAATAATAAAATAACACAAAATATGTCACAACGATCACTACCAAATCCAGGAACATACCTAGCCAAACTCAACGGGAAAATTGTAGTATACAATACCGAATCTGACGCTTTGTGCGCTGCTGTTCCTGTTACTTTGATTGACTCGGAAGTAAAATGGTCCGGCAAAGCAACCGTTCTACTAGGCAAGCAAGATGGAACAGTTCAACGTCGATCAATCGAAAATCTGAAAAAGATTTTTAATGGCAAGCCGGATACAGAAGGCGAGCTTGCTTTTACCGGCGAGAATCCACGTGACTTGATGTATAAAGATAAAGTATATACAGATGGCGTTCAATTTGAAGTCGTGGGAGAAATTGAAGACAGTCTTCCAAAAGAAGGTGAAGAGCAACACAAGGTGTTTAAAATCCAGTGGATCAATCCTATCGGCGGATCGAGCGTTATGCCTGAACCTATTGATCTTCAAACTTTCTTGGCTAAGTGGGGCAGTAATTTCAAGGCGCAATTTTCAGCAGCTAATAAAGTTGTCAAGAAGAAAGTCGAAAAGCCTGTTGAAATTGAACTTGAAAAAGATCAAGAAGAAGAGCCGGAAGCTACAGAATCGGAAGCACCTGAAGAAGCACCTGAAGTTCCTGCGCCAGCGCCAGAGCCTCCTAAAAAAGTTGCCGCGAAAGCGCCGCCTGTTACCGCAAATCCAGCCACAAGTGGTCCGCCGAGCCGAAAAGCAACATCCGCATTTGCACGGACAGCCAATCAGCAAGAAGTTTGGGAACTTTTTGTAAATCGAAATGAGACACTTGAAACTCCACTTACTGAAGATGAACTTGGAGTTAAATGGTGGGAAACAGTCAATAAAATTGCTCCTGAAAAAAACGGAGATTTGACAATTCAACAGTGGGGAAAAGTTGCCGACAAGCTCGAAGTTTAATTGACAACAAATAGTTTTGCCGTTCTATTTACAAAACGGCATTTAACAAAACAATATACAATGATTTCACAATTTGAATTGATGGTTCAAGATAACAAGATCGTAGATGTTAGATTCGGTTTTGTTATTATTGACATTTATGAACAAGACTTTAAAGGGATATATAAATTATCACATCAAGTCTCACATCTTATTTCAAAACCAGAACGCAAAATCCTCCGCAAATACTTTCGATGTTAATATGTATCAAATACAATATTGGGATAAAAAGAAAAATCAATGGATTCCAATAATGGAACCTTTTAAAAACAGAATTGACGCTGAAAAAGCGATTAAGAAAAGCCACCGCAAAGGCATCGAATACCGTTTAAAAGTTAGCTGATTATGAGCAAAGAAATACAAGACACAAAGAAACTGGATAGGTTGAATTTTCTCGAAAAAGTATGCAAAGATGGCCGGATTATATTTATGATAACTGGCGCGGCTCTTGCAGAAATTAAAGAGCAAAAGCTTTTCGAGTTGAAAGGTTTTAAAACCTTTATTGACTACGCAAAGTCAATTGGATATACAGAACGATATTGCAATCAGTTGATTGTAAGTTCAAAAGCCACAAAAGAACTTCCCGAGTCATTGCAGAAATTTATACAATCTGAATCTGCTGCTCGTGCTTTGTCAAAGATTCCAGAATCTTTGCGAATTGAAGTTGCGGAAAAGGCCACAGAAAAAGGAACAAAGCCAGCAACTGCAAAATCTATCAAAAAATCATCCCCACCTGCGCCGCCCGCGCCACCTAAAGCCGCTCCAAAAGTCTCTCTGTTGCCAGAAAACGATTTACCAGACGAAGATCCAGAAGAAGAAGAAAACGAGCCCACAAATGAACCTAGCGCGATTTTGATGGACTCTACAGGGTTGCCCGTTCCACCTGAAATTCAACCGCTCTGGAAAAGCTTCCAAGAAATTGAGCCGATGCTAAATTCAATTTCTCAAATTCGTTCAATGCTTAAAAAAGCAAAAGAAGAATCTGATTTGTTGTTTACTGAAATGGATTTAACAAACGATCAGTCTATCCTTAATCAGTTATATACTGATTTCAAACGCGCAAAACCCTATGCGGTTTGTCCTAGCTGCCAAGGTATTTCGGTTGCGCTTACAAAGTCCTGTTTAACTTGTAAGGGCCGTGGGTTCGTTTCTCAGTTTTATTGGGATAATTGTATAACAGAAGAAATCAGAAACTTTCGCGCAAAAGCAAAGAAAAGGTAATGGCTAAAACTTCCCCAACTCAACGAAGTCTTGCCTATCTGCGTGAACAAGGAATGACAGTTGCTATCGTAGAGCGCTGGAATGCTTTTGCGAAGATTAGGCAAGACTTGTTTGGATTTATTGACTTAGTTGCGCTTTGTCCTAGAAATGGAATTATCGGCATTCAGACAACTACTAAAGTGAACATGCAAGCAAGGGTTAATAAAATCCTTGCTGAAAATAAATCTAAACTCTGGCTAGAGGCTGGCGGAAGAA